GGTGGCCGTAGCCGTGATCCCGCCGTTAAGCGTAGTGCCAATCGATGAGGTCTGCCCGTCCAAACGTTGATACCACACCTGAATAGGTCGGGCTTGTTGCAGTTTGTTGGGGATCGTGGCGTAGGTAGAAACACTGATACGCGTAATCGTCAGATCAGCCTGTGTGGATGCGCTACCCGCGCCCGTGCGAATGACATGCTCAAGCAAATCCACCGTATCTACGGGTAGTGCGTAGGTGTTCAGACCCGGAGTCAGGTTAATCGTACCCTGCTCAAACGTCCACATGTTGACACCACGGTTTGCCCAATCAGCAAACATTAAATTCAATGAACGACGAGCAGTACGTAAGTCGTAGCCCGTACGCAACTCCGAACCAGCGCGTTCAAACGCTTCCTCAACCAACTCAGTGAGGTCAAGATTAAACGCTGTGGTTCCTGAAGTGGTCATTTAGCAAATCTTTCCACGGGTTTTACCCTTAGTGGCAATGCCGTCGGCACGGCTAGAGGCTGAGCGAATAGTACCACCGGCTTTCTTGCCGCGTGTCTCACGCTTTAACTCTGATGCGTACTCATCCGCCTTTTTACGAGCTTCTTTGTCTTCGATGTCTTTCATCTCAAACGTAGGCTTACTCATTGCCACATCGTCCCGCAAAATTTCCATACGGGGCTTGCTACTACTGTTAGGGTAGTTTGGCGTTGTTTTATATTTGGTTTCTTTTTCAGACATTATCTAAACCCCGCAGTTTTCTTTGCAATCGTTTTGGGTTGCGCTACGAATTGTTTTCCGGCTTTTTTGCCAGCACGTTTCGCACGCGTTGTCGCAGCGTACTCAGCAGGACTGAGGCTCTTAATCGCAGCAGAAGGAAGGTATCTTTCACCTGTGTCAGAAGATTTTTTACCACTTTTGGTTCTCCATTTTTGGTCGCCCCAGTCCTTCAATGATTTTTGAGGCGCTTTCAATCTCGGTAACCCCCGCCTGCCGCCTTGTACTTCTTGGCAACAAGCTGTGCTTTACGCGCTGACCACTGACCTGCACCAGTACCCTGCGTTGCTGCGGCTTTTACTTGAGACACAATCTTCTTGCGAAGACTTGGCTTTGTGTAATTGCCAGCCGCATTCACCTTCCCACCCTCTTTATACTGGGTAAAGTCAGTGTCGTCCCGCCGGGCTTTCTTGACACCCTTGGGCATTTTAGAGGGGGAGATGTCTCCCATACCACGGCTGGCCATCATGATTACACCATCTTTCCGCGTGTCTTACCTTTGATGCAGCAACCATCGGCACGAGAAGAAGCAGATGAAACCGAGCCGCCTTTTTTGTGACCCATGTCGCTAATTTTTTTACGGGCAGCGGCATCTTTAGCGTCTTGCTTAGCCTCTTCAATTGCATCAAAGTTAGATGGTTTTTTAACGCCACGAGACTCACGCTTCATTTCAGCATCGGCTTCGCTCTTGTCCTGCTCTCTTTGTTTTGTGAGTTTGTAGTCGGCATAACCAGCCGCACCACTCCCCGCCAACAAAGCTGGCCCTGCATTGTTTTCAAGCGCTTTGAAAACTTTGCCGCTTCCGCCACGACCTTCGTCGTACTCGTTAACGCTACGTCTCATGTTAACTCCTTAGCAGGCTTTGCCGCCCATTTTCATAGCAATCATCTTGCCTTTGGTCTTGCCTTTTTCAGCAATACCGTCTTTGCTAGGGGCGGCTGTTTTTACTTTGCCCATTGCCATACCGCCTTTGTTCATGCCTTTACCATCACCGATAAAAGCAGGTTTACCGTCTTTCATGGGCATGCCGCCACCGGCCATTTTGGTTGCGCCTTTTTTCTTGGCCATCATTGCCATCATTCCGGGATTCATTTTGCTTGCCATAGTATCACCACCTTTAGAAAATTTGCGGTTTTTATCCGCGTTAGAAAATTCTTTGCCCACGGACTGCGGGACTCCTACTTTCTTAGCAAACGACGGGTTGTTAGCCACCGCAGCCATGAAATTGTGTTGCTTCTTACTCGTTGACGGCATCTTTTTTCCTGCGAATCAACTCAGCAAAAGGTTTACCTGCAATCATTTCAATGATCCGCATGCCTGTCCACACAATCGTAAACAGTGCGGCAACCGCAGGAAGCAGTTGCATTACCGTACCAACAGCCGTAACAGCGGCAACGCCATCCGCTACATGCTTTATGGTTTCAACGTTTTCTTGTTTCACACCATTCGCCCTTTTGTTTTGCCCTTGGAAGCACAACCATCAGCCGCAGTTACATAGCCGCCATCCTTACAGTTCCACGCTCTCAAAGACTTATTGATCCGTGAATCCGGGTCGTTGGCTGTCTTCGCGCTGGTTAGCTTCTTCTTCATGCCTTCCATACGGGCGCAGAAGGAGTCGCGCCGTGAGCCGCCCTCGGGTTGAGGACGCTTCAATCCGGGTTTCCCGGGGTTGGCCGCGTTGTACGAAGCTCGCCCCTTGGCATTCAAGCCACCCTTTTCGGATTTGCCCTCTTTGCGAGTCCATGCGGGGGACTTAGCCATAGAACACCGTAAGTCCGGTTAGCGAACCAACACTTAGTGTCAAATTCAAACCTGTACTTGCCAAGATGCCTTCCCCGGGGATAAGAATGTAAGTGGAGTTTGGCGTACCAAGACTCGCAATATCCATCGTAAATAACACAGGGGCAGTAGCACTACCATCACGAATTTCAAATGTACAAGCAGTGCTTACGGCTGGCGTAACAATGAAGCCTTTTAGTCGTGTACGCCCTGCGATAAACGACCCAGCAGTACTGCGGTGCGCTGACTTAACGTCTGTCTGCATCATAATTAATCTCCTTAAAAATGGGGCCGAAGCCCCCTAGATCAATTACTGTTGTGTGGCAGTGGGGTTAGCAGCGCCGTCAGAACCTTTAACAACATACGTCACAGTCAATATGCCAGCACCAGAGGTGGCGGTGACGTTGGCTTGTGTAAATGTGATGTTTGCGTCTGTCGCACCTACGTTGTTACATAGCACAGCAGCGGCAGCAGAATTATTACCAAGCAAAATATTTACAATGCCGGTGTTTGTAAACACGCTTCCATTTGCTGCTGTGTTAATGGCTGTGCCATTTACTTGCAAAACGTATGTAGGAGTGGTTGTTGCATAAGCAACAGTGGTATTAAACGAAGCGGTCAGAATCTGTGAGCCTGCGGGAATTGTAAAAGCCGCTGTAGCCGCCGTAATATCCGTGTACAGAATGGCTTTGGACTGCGATACGACAGTAGCGCCCAAGTTACGGATCGTGCCAGCAGTGGTGCCGGTTGTGTTTTTAACAGTGCCGAGCAGCCAAGGGCCAAGGTGTGTTGCGAATCCCATGATTTTTCCTTACATACAAGTTAAGTGCATCAGTCTGTATGTCGTCAGCCGGGACTGTTTGATGCACCGGATAAGCCCGGATTAAAGACAATATACAACAAAATAAAAGGGGGCACAAGGCCCCCTTCAAATATTTCCGAAGAAATATTAGGACGAACCGGGTGAACCGAAGACACCCAATGGATCAGACCAGCCGAACGAATAACGCTCGCGGGCTTTGTAACGAACGTTACCTGTGTCAAAGTCACCATCCATAGACGTAGACAAGGCCATACGTTCAAAGTGCTTCAAGCCGTTAGGAACGTCTGTGCACAAGAACCAAGCGTTTGTGTCGGTCAAGTAGTGGTTAATTGAGTAACCTTCGGGGATTGAACCGTTGTTCTTCAACGCGTTGATATCGTTGTCTGTTGTACCAACACGCAGGCTGGTTTCAAGCAAACGAGTAGCAACGAACTGAAGTGCTGGGGGCACAATCAATTTCCTAGGCTTAGCGGCGATCAACAGGCCACGCTCATCAGTCCAAGCGGCGATCTGAATCACAGCGTTTTCCAACGATGTTTCATTCAAGTCAGCATTGGTTGAAGGACGATTGCTGTTAGTGCCACCAGAGATCAGGGGGTGCGCTGTAGAGAACAGAGCAACACCATCACCACCGGGGTAGGATGCGCTGAAACCGTTGTTTAAGACGGATGCAGCTTTAACCTGCTTGGTATAAGCCATAGCACGAGCCAAGCCCTTGGTGTAGCGAGCAGACAAGCTGTCGTACAAGTTATCTTCAACCGCTTCTTCAGTGATTGAGAAACCCAAGGCGATGGTTTCGTGGTTGTAGCGAGCCGTGAACGCTTCCTGCGCATTGTCATA